ATAATAAACCATGCTAAATATAAAAGAACTTTTGACCGTCTGCGAGGATCTTGATTGGGACACTTTTAATCAAGCAGCAGATATGTTAACTAAAGTTAATGAACATAATCTTGATGACGAAATGCAGAAACAAGCTTTAATTAGGTCTTCCTTTGGTGGGTTGATGGTTAGAGCTAAAACTAATCTTAAACGTGCAGCTAGAGATTTAGAGAAATTCACTTCTACTTTATCTAGGAATTCAAAAAATGAAACTGGCCCCAAAAAAACAGCTAAAGATTTAGAAAATATTTGTTTATCACATCCTGATTATGATCCTCTGTATGAGGAAGTGATTAGGAGACAGGAGATTTATGATTTGTTAAAAGAACTTACCATTGCCATCTCTGATAAAAAAGATATGCTGATTCAACTAAGCTCTAATCGTAGGGCTGAAACTAAACTATATAACTAATAAGGATTTTACTATGGCTATTGATCTAGACGCTCTTAGAGCAAAACACGCAGAACTTACCAAGCAAACCTCTCCTGAGGGTGATGGGTTTATTAAGAACTTCCTTCAACTCAATGAAGGAACTAACGTTGTCAGGGTTCTTCCTGGCAAAGAAGATGATTCTATGTTTTATGCTGAAACAAAGATTCATCGGGTTTACGAAGAAGATGGGGCTGTTCACAATTATCATTGTTTGAAAGTTCATGGAGATTCTTGTCCTCTTTGTGATGCTTATTATGGTCTGTGGAAGACTGGTAGTAAGGATGATGAGACTACAGCTAGGCAAATTAAGCCTAGGGCTCGCTATTACATGAATGTGGTGGATAGAGAGTCTGGTGATGTGAAAATCTTGTCGGTAGGAATCATCCTATTCAAGAAAATGATTGCTGCTATGTTGGATGAAGACTTTGGGGATATTACTGATCTACAGGAAGGTCATGATTTTAAAATCATTAAGCAGATGGAAGGACAATGGCCGCGATACGATCAGTCTGCCCCTCGTCCCAAATCTTCCCCTACAGGAAGTAATTCAGAAGTAGCAGCTTACATGGAATCTCTTCACGATATTTACAGTCTTGTTAGAAAAGAAGATTATGAAGAGATTAAAAAGGTAGCGGAAAATATTCTTCCTACATCGGTTCGTGAAAGGAAATATGAAGATAACCAAGAAACCGAAGACTACCTTTCAAAAATGCAATCTTAGGTTAAAAAAATTATGGTTAAATATATTTTAGGTTTTACAATTGCTTCTGTGCTTCTTCTTGGAAGTTGCAAAGCAGTAGGAGAATTCTTTGGTGGTGAGAATCTTGTTGTTACTACCGCAGATAATGTAGTTGAGGGCGCAGAGTTCGCGCCTGTACCCGTGGATCAACTCCCAGAGTCTGTTCGGGAATTAGTTCCTGAAGGCGTGGATGTGGTAGTCGTTCCTAAAGAAGCTCTTGTAAGTGAAGATGCCCAGCATATTCCTCTTATGAGTGAAATGAGTGATACTGCCATTGGTACTGCCTTTGATGCAGCTATGCATATTGGTAAGACTTTCATTCCTGCCCTTGCAGGATGGGAAGCTCTCCTTGCTCTTGGCTTTAAGCGCAAGCGCAAGCACTATGTTAAAGCATTCAAAGCACTCGTTCCCACGGATAAGAACGTAGATGTTGGGGGAGCTTTCGCTGGTGTTACGGCTGCTCTAGGAATGACACACTCGTCACCTGAAACAGAAGAAGTTTTTGATTCTGAAGAAGAAGCCTAAAAACTAGAGCAGTATCTGGCTTTTCTAAACTATAATAAGGGGGTTCCTTCGGGAACCCCCTTATTTATAATATAACCATGCTTAAACAAATAAAAATATTGTGTGTTCCTGCAAATGAAGGAGGTTGTGCTTACTATAGAGTGATCCTTCCTTATCAGAAGCTAGCGGAGTTGCATCCCGATAAAGTACAAATCAAGTTCAATTTTAACCCTTTAGGAATGGATAAGGATAAAGGGACTTGGGAAAAGGATTGGGATTTTGAGGATATGAAGTGGGCAGATATTATTGTAGCAAATAACATCTGTAACTTTGGCGGTCAGTATACTGCTAGAATCTGCGGTAAAGCGAAAGAGTTTGGTAAATTTTTTCATTATGATACGGATGATCTTCTTACTGAATTGTATGATGGGCATAGATTGAAAAAAGTTTATGAAGAAAGAGGTCTTTCTGAAATTACTAAATTCATTTACAATAATTCCGACTTGGTAACGGTAACTCAAAGAAAATTTGCGGAAAGAATAAGCCCTTTTTGCGGTGGGGTGTTAGCTGTTGTGAAAAATGCAATTGATTATAATCTACCTTGTTGGAAGTTACCTAAGACTCCCGTTCCCAAAATGGGGAAGAGAAGGATTATTAGGGTAGGTTGGGCTGGAGGTATTCATCATGAAGAGGATGTAAAAGAGTTTGCTGGAATACCTCACTATGTTAATCAGAGAGTAGGTAAAGAGAATGTTAGATGGGATTTTTATGGAAGACCCCCTATAGATAAAGGGGCAGATGACGATTGGCAATTAAACGTTTGGGATAATTATCAGAATATTCTTTTAAGAGGTTTTAAGGGAGCTAGGAATTGGAATATTCATCCAGCTTTGCCTGCGGATAAGTATGGGGCAATGTATGCTAACATGGATATTGCTATAGCTCCTTTGCAGATGAATGCTTTTAATGATAGCAAGTCTGAAATTAAAGTGGCAGAGTGTGGAAGGTATAAAGTTCCTTTAATTGCTTCTAATGTTGGATGCTATGATGAAACTATTAAGAACGGAAAAACAGGCTATTTAATTGACCCAGATTCACCAAGAAGTGCTTGGGTAAAGACACTAACCAAGGTAATAAAAGATCACATTCATAGAGAGTTATTAGGAGAGACTCTTCATGAGGTGACCGAACAGCTTTTTGATTTAAATAAAATGGTTACAAATAGACTTGTTTTATATAACGAGTGTTTTGAAATGCTTTCCAAGAAGAAATCTGATAGGATTAATTTCGACGTAAACTGGCGATATGAAGATTAAGATTATTTCTGGGTGGACTAACCCTGGAGGTTCTACTACAGCAAATATCAATTTATGTAATCTTTTTAATGAAAAAGGGGTGGACTGTACTTTCTATGGTTCTCATGAGTGGCATTTGGATAAGTGCAAATCAGGGTTATTCTCTGATTTAGAGTTGGAGGAAGACGATATAGTGATTGTCCATTTCATGCCTGTAGATTATAAACCTCCTGTTAGCAAATTAGTATTATCTGTTCACGAAAAGGGTATTCAACCTCTTCAATCATACAAGAATTTAGAATTTTTTGATTTTGTTCATTTCATTAATAACGAGCAAAGAAAGTGGCATTCAGTAGATTATCCTTTTGAAATTATTCCTAATGTTTATGATGCCTTGGTTAAGGATACCAAGACTGAGGAAAGTAAGGAAGTGGCTGGAGTTATAGGCAGCTTCGACTTTAATAAAAATACTCATGTGTCTATACAAAGAGCTTTGGACGATGGTTATAAAAAAGTTCTTTTATACGGTAAGATTGTCGATGAGATATACTATAAAGAGACTATAGAACCTATGTTAGGGGACACTATTATCAATGTTGGTTTTGCAGAAGATAAGCAAGGAATGTATGATTCAATAGATGCTGCATACTTATCCTCTGATAGTGAGGTGGATCCCTATGTGCGGGGAGAGTGTGTGTTAACAGGGACTAAATTTTACGGTAATGAAAATACAAATTTTGGAAACTCTCCTATGTCTAAAAATAAAATATTCAAGAAGTGGAAAAAATGTTTAGGATTTTAACAACTTTATATAATTCTGAGAGGTATATCGCAACCGCCATTAGAACGATTCTTGCACAAAAAAAAGAAAATTGGGTTTGTTATGTTCTCAATGATTTATCAGAAGATCGGTCGGATGAAATTGTAAATTATTTTGCTGATGAAGACGATAGGATACGTCATATTAGAAATAATAAAAAGTTTCATCAGGTGGGTAATTACGCACAAGTAATGGGTTTCGATGAGATTGATGATGAAGATATTGTTTTAACGCTTGACGGGGATGATTGGTTTTCCGATGATAAAGTTTTAAATAGAGTTGAAGAGGCTTATTCGGATGATAATACTTGGATGACCTACGGAAGTTTTTTGCATTGGTATGGTCCTAAGAAGTTTAGCCCTGGATTTGCGGCTATCCCAGAAGATTTCTCTAGATTGAGAGAGATTAGGTATACTACTACTCATTTGAGAACATGGAAAGCTTTTTTGTGGAGAAAAATAAAAGAAGAGGACTTATTGAGAGATGATGGGAGTATTATTACTTCTGGAGGAGATACAGCTTTTATGTATCCTATGTTGGAAATGGCTGGTCCAGATAGAGCAAAATATATAAGTAAAACTAATTATATTTATAACGTGGAAACTGATTCCAATGTTTATAAATTAAGGCTTCAAGAACAGCATGATACTGCTAACGAAATTAGAAAGAGAACTCCTTACAAAAAGTTGTGAGAAGATTTTTTATTAATGGAGTAGGGGATCAAGGAGGTCCTAATATATTTGCATCTAGATTAAAAGATGCTTTGTGTTCTCAAGGTATGGAATTTTTTATTCCTGATCCTTATACTCATTCACAACGATTTTCCAATCTTGCAATAATTCAAGGAGAAAAGTTTCCTAATGCTAAAAATTTACTTCGTCTTGATGGGTTATATTTTGATTCAGAAAATCAATCTAGTGATAATTTAAATAGGGCTATATTTCATTGTTATTTTAATTTTGATCATATCATTTTTCAGTCTGAATTTTGTAGAGATATGTATGAGTCTTTTACTACTGTAATAAAGCCTCATACGTTAATTAGTAATGGTGTTCCTTATTATTTTTGCCCTTCTGTAGAGCCTTCTGAAAGCCCTCAGGTTTACGAGAAGGTGTGCCTAGCCTCTGCCT